CAGAAGAAACAAGGATACCGGTTAAAAACAAAGCTTCCCTAAAAATGACCGGAAAATACATGCTCAAGTGCTTGATGGAGTTTGAGTTATACGACAATGTTCATATTTGGTTTTGCGGAAACAAACATAATGCATTCTTGGCTGTTAGCAGTTTATTTAAAAGGGTCAACGAAATGTACACTATAGGGAGAAAAACGTGATGGCAGAACCAGAACTACTAAAAGATTTTCATGACTATGGTGCAAATATAGTAACAAGAGAAGTATTCTTGCATAACCACTATCATACAGAAGATAATCAAAATCCCGGCGTTGAATATAGAATGTCTAACACATTCTTAAAAAATCTACGAGCCTTAGATATGCGTAGCGATCAACCGATTACTATTCACATGCAAAGCGTTGGTGGAGAATGGACCGATGGTATGGCTATATATGATGCTATCAGCATGTGTAGATCATACGTAACAATTATAGCATATGCTCAAGCTTCTTCCATGAGCAGTATAATTCTACAAGCCGCAGATTATAGGGCTTTAACCCCAAACGCACACTTTATGTGTCACTACGGTTCGTCTGATATAAATATGGACTATCTCAGCGCAATGAATTATGCAGATTATGAGAAAAAAATATGCGACGTTATGTTTAATATTTATTCCCACAGGTGCGTAAATGGAAAGTTCTTCTACGAAAAATTTGGCAAAAAACCAAGTGAAAAACAAGTTAAGCAATACCTAATAAGAAAATTAAAGTCTGGCGATTGGTATATGGATGCCGAAGAAGCTGTTTATTACGGTTTTGCTGACACGATAATTCGTGATTGGCACTTTACTTCATGAATAAACTTAAAAAAATAGATGAAGCTTGGCTTGGATTAGATGTAATAGAAACAGATCTATTTAATCCAACAAGTCTTCTACATAATGCTGAAGATGATTTCCACCTAAGACTGTCTTGGTTGATGACAAGACCAGAATATCTTTCTTTTACATGTAGTCAGCTATTAAATGTTCAACTATTACCATCCCAAGCATTGATTATTAATGAGTTGTGGAATAGAAAATTTCCATTACTCATTGCTAGTCGAGGTTTTGGTAAGTCTTTTCAATTAGCTCTATACTCTATACTTAGAGCTTTAATATTTCCAAAACGCAAAATAGCGGTAGTTGGCGCTGCCTTTAGACAGAGCAAAGTTGTTTTCGAATACATGGAAACAATATGGAGAAACTCTCCAATGCTTAGAGATATATGCGACTCTAATAGCGGGCCAACCAGAGATGTTGATAGATGCACAATGAGAATAAACGAAAGTGTTATAACTTGTTTGCCGCTTGGTGATGGTCAAAAGATTAGAGGACAAAGAGCAAATGATATTATAGCAGACGAATTTGCTTCTATACCAAGAGATATATTTGAGAACGTTGTAGCGGGCTTTGCTGCGGTTAGTGCAGACCCTGTTCAAAATGTAAAAAGATTGGCCGCTCAAAAAAAAGCTAAAGAGTTAGGTGTAGAAATTTTATCAGAAGATGCCCCAAAGGATCAAAAAGATAATCAAATAATACTATCTGGTACAGCTTATTATGATTTTAATCATTTTGCATCTTATTGGAAAAAGTGGAAATCTATTATTCAAAGTAGAGGAAATAATACTAAGCTAAAAGAAATTTTTAATGGAGAAGACCCTCCAGAAAACTTTGATTGGACTCAGTATTCTATAATCAGAATACCATATGAGCTTTTACCTCCCGGATTTATGGATGCTGATCAAGTCGCTAGATCTAAAGCTACGGTTCATGCTGGTATTTATCAGATGGAGTACGGGGCTTGTTTTACCAGAGATAGTCAGGGCTTTTTTAAGCGTTCCTTAATAGAGTCTTGTGTCGTATCGAAGGACAATCCAATAAAAGACTCTAAAGGTAATCTAATACAGTTTGAAGCTTCGCTAATCGGAGACGTAAATAAAAAATATGTCTTTGGCGTTGACCCCGCTTCTGAAGTAGATAATTTTAGTATTGTTGTGTTAGAAATACATCCAGATCATAGAAGAATAGTTCATTGCTGGACAACCACAAGAGCAGAGCATAAAGAAAAGATAAAAAAGGGATACGCAAATGAAACGGACTTCTATTCGTATTGTGGTAGAAAAATACGAGATTTAATGAAGCTATATCCATGTGTTCATATCGCTATCGATGCTCAAGGTGGTGGCGTAGCAGTAATGGAATCTTTGCACGATCAAGATAAAATACAAGAAGGGGAAATGCCACTATGGCCCACTATAGATAATGACAAGCCAAAAGACACAGATAGCGAAAGAGGTTTACATATTCTTGAAATGTGCCAATTCGCTAAACACGAATGGCTTGCTGAAGCTAATCATGGAATGAGAAAAGACTTTGAAGATAAGGCTTTAATATTTCCGTTTTTTGACTCTATATCTATCGGACTGTCTAACGTAGAGGATTCTTTTAAAAATAGAATGTATGACACTCTTGAAGAATGCGTATTGGAAATTGAAGAATTAAAAGATGAACTTTCTATGATTCAAATGACTCAAACAAATAGTGGTCGTGATCGCTGGGACACACCTGAGTTTGTGGTTGGTACTGGAAAGAAGAGTAAGATGAGAAAAGATAGATATTCTGCGCTACTAATGGCTAATATGGCCGCTAGACTAATACAAAGAACCCCAAACGAAGAAATATACAATTTCTATGGCGGTTTTGCTACCGGTGGTCATTATAAAAAGAGCGCAGAAGAACGTATGTACACCGGACCAAGCTGGTTTACTGATAGCATGAAAGATGTGTATTAAACTATAGCAATTCAATTACAATCCCATTGAGGTCAAAATGAATAACGAAAATATGATCAGCTGGTCTGACGATAACCCACAAAGCAAAACAGACGCCCTGCTACAATTTTCTGAAAATGTAAACGATTACAGCGGTTTATCTAAGACTCAAGGCAGTACCTATAGGCACTTTATAGATATTGAGCCTAATAGATCTGTCAGACCTCAGTTTACATCTAATGATTACTATGCATTCAGACCGCACGAAGCCGTTCCTAGTCAACAAAGACGCGCCATTAAGATGTGCATGGATGCGTATGATAAAGTCGGTATCATTAGAAATGTAATTGATCTTATGGGTGATTTTGGATGTCAGGGTATTCAAATAGTTCACCAAAACAAGAGCGTTGAACAGTTTTACCAACAATGGTTCAGAAGCATAAACGGTAAGGAACGCTCTGAGAGATTTCTAAATAATCTATATAGAACCGGAAATGTGATTATGTATAGGAGTTATGCTAAAGTCACACCCAAGCTCAATAAGTATATGAAATCGCTCGCTAATGATATAAAAGTTGAAGTTCCAAACATGAGCGCAAATGTAATACCTTGGAGATACAACTTCTTTAACCCATTAACAGTAAAGATGAAAGATGGTCAATTTTCTATTTTTATGGGTACACCAGCTTATGCTATTAATCTAGGATCATTCTTCGATAGATTCACGGATGGCGACGTTCCTATCAATGTTATCAATAGCCTTCCAGATAATGTAAAACAGGCTCTAAAAAGTGGTCAAAAAGAGGTTCCTCTTGATGTAGATAGATTGAGCGTTTTTCATTACAAGAAAGATGATTGGCAGCAGTGGGCCAATCCTATGATTTACGCAATTCTTGACGATATAATCATGCTTGAAAAGATGAGGTTAGCAGACTTATCAGCTTTAGATGGAGCTATATCAAACATCAGACTTTGGACTCTTGGAAGTTTAGAACACAAGATTTTACCCAATAAGGGCGCTATCAATAAACTAAGAGATATATTAGCTAGTAATGTTGGCGGTGGTACAATGGAATTAGTATGGGGTCCAGAGCTTACATTTAAAGAATCAAATAGCGAAGTTTATAAATTCCTTGGATCAGAAAAATATACAGCGGTTTTAAACAGTATTTACGCCGGATTAGGTGTTCCTCCAACTCTAACGGGTATGGCTACTAATGGCGGTGGATTTACAAATAATTTCATCTCCCTAAAGACATTAACTGAAAGACTACAGTATGGCAGAGATCAATTAGTTAGATTTTGGGAAAAAGAATTAGAGATCGTTAGACAAGCGATGGGATTTAGATATAAGGCGCATATACAGTTTGATCAGATGAGTTTATCAGACGAGGCCGCAGAAAAGAATCTATTAATTCAGCTTGCCGATAGAGACATTATTAGTCAAGAAACACTTCTACAAAGATTCAAAGAAATCCCGCAGATTGAAAAAATTAGACTACAAAGAGAAGTCTCAGACAGAGAAGATGATAAAAATCCAAATAAAGCTGGACCGTATCATACTCCCCAGCACAAAGAAAATCTTGAAAAGATTGGTTTGCAAAGTGGCAAATTATTACCACAAGATGTTGGGTTAAAAACTAGTGTTCCAAAAGACTTATTATTACAACCAAAGTCACCTTCTCCATTTGGTGGTGGCGCCCCATCTCCTAAACCATCCAATCCTAATGGTAGACCCCAAAATTCTACTGATAACGGTCCAAGAAAACAAAGAGTTGCCAAACCAAGGTCACAGCCGGGAGTGGCAGAACTAGTGGTATGGACCGAAGATTCTTGGAACACAATATCATCAATTTTAAACGATGCATATTTGAGTGATAAAAATAAGAAAAATCTAAGACAGTTAACAAAGGCTGAAGCGTTTGAATTAGAAACTTTAAAGCTTGATGTTTTGACAAATTTAAATACATTTTCAAATGTAAATAAATCTACAATTAAGGACATATTAATAGCAAATAAAAGTATTCCAAAAGATTTCAGAGATGAACTAAACTCTCGCGGCATCACTTTGGATAATATGAGTTTAGAAAAATATAGAAAAAATGCTATAGGTTTGTTTATTGAGAGAAATGCCTTGTTTGAGT